TGAAATTAGTAGAAGGGAATTTATCTTTGATATTATTTAAAAGAACATCAGTGAATTGATGATAATCATATTGGAAACCATAAGTCTTTCCAACCTTACGATCACGTAGGAATGTACGACCAGGACGAATACCACGAGCACCTATGAATGGTTTTTCTTCTGTACCAAAGTAACTATCCTCAATCAATTTATGATAAGGAATTTGAGAACCTTCGCCATCTGTTAAGATAATACATTGAACCTTTTCAACTCTATTCTCCTTTTGAAATTTTGGAAGAATTTGATGAAGAGAAATTATTGATTCATTTAATGGAGTACCTGATAAAGTCATTCTATCAGGGTAACGGAAGTATGTTCTTTTAGCAAAACATTCAGCAATTCTCCAGATGTTTAACATCTGCTTCTCTAATGTTTTAGCATTTGTTTTACTTGTAAGAATATTCATCATATTGAAATGTTCTTCAACCTTCAATAGACCTTCTACTTCTTCATAGTGTTTTGGTAACTTTTCATCACTATACCTTATTTCACGAGACCACTCATTACTAAAAGCATATACATCAAAAGGAATACTAACCTTTCTACAGAACCATATTAGATTGTATAGTTGCTTAAGAGTATCCTGTAAAACATACTGCATAGAACCAGACCAGTCTAATACAAATACTAGACCGTGATTTTTACCATCAGGAAGAGTGGTTATCTTCTTAAAGAGATCCTCGTTATATCGGTAAGTATGAAGCTTCGTTGTATCGAGAACCCCAGTGCGACTAGTAGTAGCACGAGCATAACTCGAAGCTGCCTTACGACACTCAAACTCTTTGACCAGATAATTGACTTCTTTTTGAGCATCTCTTTTAAATTGGGTAAAGGAAGCATCGGTTTGTTCAAAAGGACTTTTTGGTAAATCAGATGCAGCACCATATTCTGCATATTTTTTTACACGTTCTGTATGATCAACTTCTGACTGAATAAAGTGCTCATCAATTACATTATGAATTTCAGAGTTCTTGGCAATCACAGTATCTAGGTTAAGTTTTGGAATCTCAACATATACATTCTCTTGTCCTTGATCATTTACCAAAGATTGAAGTCTTTCGTCAAGAGCATCAGCAGTTCTAATTTCTGGTTCTTGAGGTTCATTTTGAACTTCACCACGATCACTTCCACTCTCTTCCATTTGAGGAGTTTGTGGTGCATCTACTTCAGACTCTTCTTCTCCTTCTTTACCTTCGTCTGTCTGACCTTCTGAATTTAATTCTACATCATCTGTTCCTTTCTTTGGTTGATTTTCTAAACTAATCTTCTCCTCTTGCTCTTGTTGTTTCTTGCAGTATTGATAAAGAACCTCTGCTGCCTTTAATGCATCATCAAAGGTTTCACACTTTCCAATTAGATCGACAATCTCCTTTTCAGCATCTGAAAAAGAAACATCAATGAACGTACCAATCTTGTAATATAGATTAACCCTATCAGCAAGATTAAAACTATTATAATCTTCATCATTTATCTCAAAGAAATCCTTTTCATGTAACTCATTATAACCTCTAAAGAATGTCTTGGCAATTCCAAGATACTTACGCTTCATCAACTTCTCAATTCTTACATCCTCAACCACATTCATAAACTGTTGGGGGATCCTATCTCTCCAATCCCACTCATCAGGTGTATAAAGTGCATGACCAACCTCATGTCCTACAAGCATGTCATATACATTACCACTTGCCTTTTCCCACATTGGGAGGGTTAAGACACGAGAATGGACATCAAACTGTGCTGTTGAGACCTGTCTGTGCTCTACTACCAGATCTTCAGTAGCAAGCAACTTTGCTAGTTGTGACTTGATTTCTTGCTGTACTGCCATCTGTTTTTCCGTTGTATATACCCATAATACAAGAAGACCCACGCTTCTGGTGGGTCATATAACGCTTCTTAACATTTTGTAATCTTTGCCTTGCCTGACGCAATGCCTGTGGTTTTAAGGTCCGTTTAGGTTCCTTCTTCGAATGGTGTTGCCAATTCGGGATAGAGTTGCTCAATGTCCTTCCTATAAAGGCCTGTGATATTATTTACCAGTTTAGCAGTCTTCTCCAATTTTTTGGTCTCATTGGTTGACAGTTCATTATATGGCACATCCTTGGTCTTATACTCCACACCTAGTATCTCACTCAACCACTCATCAAAGTCACTACCAAACCCATCCTCAAACTTCCATATATTAGTATCATCTGTAATAAAGTCCATCTGTGGTCTAAACCAGTTAACTGCTTGGGTAAGAGGAAAGTTCTCTAACATAGATGAAAACATCATAGGGTCTTCCATCATCTCTTGTATGTCATCACCATACATTCTGGTTAGGAATATAGAGCAAGACATAAACCTATCAATAGGATTTCTTACAATAGTAAAATGTGGGATACTACCTAGATCATCAAAATGCTTCAGATATAATTCATTATGAAAATGAGCAATCTCTATTCCATCAACACTCTTCCATAGTATCTGCTCTGGTTCAAATCCATTCTCTTTAAAGTTCTCTTCTAGAAATCTACCAGCAGTTCTGGGTATATGAACAAAGAGAAACCTCTTGGTTGGATTAGGATATGTTACTACGGTTTGTCTATACGTCGGCATCTTCACTACCATAGTTTTCAGAGTCACCAGTTTCCATAGCACCTCCAACGGTATATGAATTTGGATCTGCAGTACCAACTGGATTTAATGTTGCAGGATTATCTCCTTGCTGTCTAGAACTACTAATCATTTACAGTATCCAAAATGTTTATCATGGGCATCCACCCAGTACTCATCATAATAGAAATATCTGCAACATTATCTTCTACCTCTCCTGGTGTATAATCCTTAACTGGAAGATGACCTTGACCAAATGCTTCTGCTAATTTACGTACAGGTATTGATTCCCCGTAGCCAATAGGAACAGGTCCACAAACAGAACTAGGAGCAAGAGACCTAATAGCAGTACATACATCTCTAACATGGATCCAATCCCTTTTATGATTAGTTACATATGGTGCAGTTCCTTCCTTCAACATACCATACATCATATTGTCCCTACTCTCTGGTCCATAGACTGTTGTAAACCTCATTCCTACTGAATTAGGTGGTGCCATCTGTTCATTAACCCACTTACTCATAGCATAAGGGTTTTCCCAATAGTTACCATCTACAGCACTTGATGATGCGTATAGCAATCTTGTACCAGTCTCTCCACACCAATCAAATAATCGTTTTGCCTTTACTACATTGTTCTCATAGTACTCTGCAGGTTTCTCCATACTCTCACGAATATCTGCCCATGCAGCAAGATGAACTACAAGGTCATAATCACCTTTTTTAATATTGCCACTAATGTTAAAGTCACCCACATCGTCTGGATGATCTATACCGTGTACTTTATATCCTAATTGGTCTCTCCAGTCGGCAAAAACATACCGACCAATAAAACCACGGTGTCCTGTTACTAATACTTTCATGTCACTGGCCAATCAATAACTGTTCTAATTTCTTCATTATACATCCACACTTCTTTCAGCATATCGCAGTTAACACCACGTTCTTCAAACTGTGTGATTAATGAATTAAGATCTTTAGGGAAACACGTTCCACCAAATCCTCTATCATTATCTATACCTGGAACTTGAGTATGAGATTTACCTATTCTACTATCTCCAGTAACACCCTTTCTTACATTATTATAATCCATTCCTGTTGCATGACAGAAATCATATATCTTATTAAAATATGCTACCTTATATGCAAGGAATACGTTAGAGAAATATTTGATTGCTTCACTCTCATCAGATGAAACCATTACACTTGGTATCTTGGGGAAACATGCTTCAAAGAAACATACAAAATCTGTACATAGTTCCTTGTCTCCACCAACCACATTCCTTTCTGCCTTACCATAATCCTCTACAGCATTCCTTGCGGTAAGAAACTCTGGGTTATGAATTACATTATGCCTTTCAGTATATTTCTTTGTTGTACCTACAGGAACAGTAGATTTAATAACAAAGGTTCCTGTTAGATTATCAGGTAAGTCCTCAAAGAACTTATCTAGAATAGACAAGTCACAACTTCCATCCATCCTCATAGGAGTTGGAAGACAAACAAAAATAAAATCTTGTTGTATAACTTCTTCTAGTGGATTAAGACATCGGTTCTTATCCACATCAAAAATCTTTGTGGGTACTTTGTCCCTTAAGTTCTGGTAAACGGCATTACCTACAAAACCATTACCTACAATTCCAACATTAATGTTGTCCATCATGATACCATCCTGCTAAATCCTTTAAGTTTTTCAAATCGAATGTGGTGTTCAAATTTATCTTCCATCCCTGTCTTATGGGATATAACGAAGATATTAGCATCCTCAATTACATATCGGATGATCTTTAAAAATTCTTCTGTCCCTTGTCCATCTAACGAACTATCAAACACTTCGTCCAATATCATTAAGTTGGTCGAGACTGAATTCTTAAACTTAGCCACTTCCCTCCATGTGAAGAGAAGTGCTAAATCAATTCTTTGTTTTTCACCTTCACTAAACGATGCATAAGAAAAGTCTTCATGTATTGGAGACTGAACGGTTTCATTAAACTCCTCATCAAGAGTAAAGTTTATGTAGAAGTCCATCATCTGTAGATAACGGTTTACTTGTTGATTTATCAACGGTAGATACTTCTTGATGATTTTAGTCTTAACTCCTCCGTCTTTCAATAGACCGTATATGAAGTTGTAATATTTGATTGTGTCCTTACGACTAACCAATGTGTCGTAGGTTTCTTGGAGATTGTCCTTGAATGTTTCTAACTTGTCATGCTCAGTATTTCTGTTTTCAAGTTGACTGGTAAGTGTTTGAATTTCAGATTCCAGTTCTCTGACCTGTCTCTGGCAAGCAGAAACAGAGGTATTGTTTTTAGAAATGCCATGCGTTAGTTTAGTAATCTCCTGTGATAGGTTTGTGAAATGACGCTCTCGCTCTTGTTCTGTTTTAATTGCATCTTCAAGTTTTTGAAACCCAGATTGCAACTCTGTTGCTCTAGTTTGAGCGTCGTCGATTTTATTTATTCTGAAGGACTCATCTATAGATTGTGTACAGGTAGGGCAAACTGTATTTTGTGTGAAGAACTTATGTTCTTTAGTAATAGACGCTACCTTTTGTGATATCTTACCTCTGTAATTGTTAAGTTCTACTAACTTATCACCCGCACCAACTACTTCTTTTAGTTCTTTTTCTGTATCATCAACATTAGATTGTAGAAGATTATTATGTTCAATATGAGTATCAACTTCTATATTAAGTGTTTTAATTTTACTTTCCTTATCCTTTATTCTTTCCTTACCTTGACTCTCTATCTCATTCATAAACTTCTCTTGCATCTCTACCTTATCATTAAGAGATTCTTTTTTTAAATCTAAAGTATTAATACATTCCTTCTCAACTCTAATCTTATCTCTAATAATATTATTCATAGAAGAGAAGATTTTAATATCGAGTAAATCTTCAATAACTTCTCTACGATTTGTAGCTGTCAATTGCATGAAGGGAACAAATGTACTAGACCCCAATACTACAATTTGTGTAAAAGATTTATAGTTCATCTTTAACACATTCTGCTCTAACCACTTCTGTTGATCATTAGCATTATGGGATTGATCTAATAATTTATCGTCTCTATAAATCTCAAACTTATTTGGTTTTATTCCTCTAGATACTTTCCAACTAATTGTCCCAATAGAAAACTCTACTTCTACACTACAATCTTTCTCATTAGTA